GGCGCGCGGAACATCACCCCTGGCATAGAGAAGCCCGGTGCGGCCCGCTCGGCCAATGTTGCCGATCGCGGTGTCAACAAGGAGGTGCTCTACGCGCCGCCGGAAGTTGCGCGCCTGTACAACAACCACATCAGCAAGCCTTTCGCGCCGGGCAAGACCCCTGGCGAAACTGTTGCTCACTATGCGCACAAAGCTGCGGTTGCGGATATGCTTTGGAAGTTCGCGTTCTCCGCTTACCACGCTTCGACGGTGTCGATCGAAAGCGTTATCAGCAGTGTTGCCTCCGGGCTCCAGTCCGCTTCGCGCGGGCAAATCGGACGGTCTTTGAAGGAGATAGGCACCGCCCCGATCGCCCCCGTGCTCCGTTTTTCCCGTGGCGCGAAGATGAAGAAAGACCTCCTCGGCGGGGTTGCGTCTTCTCCCTTCGATGCCAAGTTGAACGAGCAGTTCGCGCGAGCGGGCGGCAAGCTGCATATGGATCGCGACTACCGCGCCACCGCAGCAAAGAGCTTCTATTCCGCCCTGAAAGAAGGCAATCTTCGCCGTGAGCTTCAGCTCACCGCACAAAAGTTCAAAGGCGCAGAGGGGCTCAAGGCCAAGGCAAAGGAGGCAGCTCGCGCCGTTGCTAACGGCGTGCAGTCGATTAGCGGGCCGCTCTTCGAGGACCTCATCCCGAAGATGAAGATGGGCGCATGGGCGCAGAATATGCAGAGCTTTATGGAGAAGTTCCCTAACGCCTCTCAGCAAGAGCTCGACGCCTACGCCGCCCGCGCCCTTGACAGCATCGACAACCGCTACGGCGAAATGATTAAAGACAATCTATTCTGGAACAAGAAGACGGAGCAGCTCTCCAACATTGCGCTTCTCGCTCCGACGTGGAAGTTCGGATCGCTCCGGGAGTTCCTCGGTGGGCTGCACGACATCCCTGAAAGCACGAAGGGGCTTGTCACTGGGAAGGGTATCTCGCCCCGCACCGCTCACGTCGCGGCTTCTGCCGCCGTGCTCGCCACGATCGGCGGTATCGCCACCTACCTGAGCACAGGCAAACCCCCCGAGAGCTGGAGAGACCTCGCGGCCTATCGGACTGGCGGCACTCAAGCGGCTGGCAAAGTCCGTACCCCTGAGCGGGGGCTCGTACCCGGCGAGCAGAAGGAAGCTATGAACCTGACGCACGCAGTGGCCGGCGGCGGCCCAGGGCTTTTGCGCTACGGACGTAACGCTCTCGGCGATATGCCGGGGGGTGTTGTCGATGTTATGTCGAACACCGATCCAATGACTGGGCGGGCTATCTACGGCGCAGGCGCGGCCCCCGGCGCGGGAGCCGAGTGGCTCGGTAGGCGCACCAGCAACATCGCGCTGGAAAACGCGGCGCAAGGCCCCCCCAAAGGCAGCCAGATCGGAGACCTTGCCCGGTTCCTTGGTACGCGCCCCGCGCCGTCCTATCTGTCGGGCGCTCCGGCCTTGGCCGCCGCGCAAAAGAAGGCAGACCTCCGCGCGCGCAAAGCGGCGATCAGGGCCGCAGCCGTTCGCAAGAGGAATGCAGGCGAGTGAACATAACTATCCAAGTCATTCCCACCGCCGACCAGCGGTATGCAACTCTTGGTGACTACTGGTGGGAGGGCGAGGAGCTCCAGATCCGCGTCTCCGAAATGCCTGACTGGCGCGAACAGATATTGATCGCGGTGCATGAGTTGATCGAGGCTACGCTTTGCGAAGACCGGGGGATCGAAGAGCCGGACATAATGGCCTTTGACACCGAGCATCCCGAGTGTAGTGATCCGGGCGCGCACCCCGACGCGCCCTATCGGGCCGAGCACTTCTTCGCCGAAAACATCGAGCGCCTTCTCTGCGCGGAGTTCGGGCTCGACTGGCAAGAATACGAACAGCACTGCGAAGAGGAGTTCCCCGAATGAAACTGCTGCTGATAGATTCGGGGGGCTTCATGCTCGATCTGGCTATGCGGGCGCAGGACGCGGGCCACGAAGTGCGCTGGTTCATACGGCAGAGCCGCATGACAAACAACATCGGCAAGGACTGCCTTGTCGGAAAGTCAAAGCAGGTGAGTGAGTGGCAGCCGTGGGTCCGCTGGGCGGACGTCATCATGTGCGGCGACAACACCAAATACATCCAAGAGTTAGCGCACTGGCGGAAGCGCGAAGACCTTCTGGTCATCGGCGCTTGCACCGAGTCGGCGAGCTGGGAGCTTGACCGAAACGCCGGGCAGGCGCTGATGAAGAAGCACGGCCTGAAGGTCGCCCGCTACAAAGAGTTCTTCGACTACGACAGCGCGCTCGCGTACGTGAAGAAGGAAGGCCGCGCTTTCGTGTGCAAGCCCTGCGGTGATGAGCCTGACAAGAGCCTCACCTATGTCTCGAAGTCCCCTGCTGATCTCGTGTTCATGCTCGAGCGGTGGAAGAAGATGAAGAGGCACAAGAGCAGCTTCATCTTGCAAGAGTGTGTCAAAGGCACTGAGATGGCCGTCGGTGGGTGGTTCGGCCCCGGCGGCTTCCGAGGAGGCTGGCACGAGAACTTCGAGTTCAAAAAGCTCATGGCAGGGGACACCGGGCCGGCCACTGGAGAGATGGGGACAGTAGTCCGCGCCGTCAAGACCTCGAAGCTCGCGGACATGGTTCTGAAGCCATTCGAGGAGGAGCTTCACAAGCGGGACTATTGCGGCTACATCGACGTCAACTGCATTATAGATGAAGACGGCACGCCGTGGCCCCTCGAGTTCACAACTCGTCCGGGCTGGCCTACCTTCAACATCCAGACGGCGATGCTGAAAGGAGACCCCGTAGAATGGCTCGCGGACCTGGCACTAGGGAACGCCTCCTCGCCCTTCGTACTCGACAAAATAGCGGTGGGAGTGGTGATGGCGATCCCAGACTTCCCGTACAGCCTGTTCACCCGGAAGGACGTAACGGGGATCCCGGTCTATGGAATAGAAAAGAAAAACGAAAAGTCCCTGCATCTGTGCGAGATGATGCGTGGGCAGGCTCCTCACAACGTGAACGGGAAGGTGATGACACTGCCATGCTACGTGACGGCGGGGGACTACCTCCTGGTGGGAAGCGGACTGGGGGACAGCGTGCGTCAGGCGAGGAAGCGGGCGTACACCGTGCTCGAAAGCCTCGAGGTTCCGAACAGCCCGTTCTGGAGGCCGGACATCGGGGACAGGCTCAAGGAGCAGCTCCCCAAGATCCAATCACTGGGTTTTGCGACGGACTTGCTCTTCTAGCAGAGCCCGCGCAGTTCGAGGAATTGCTGGGGATGAGCCTCGCCTTCGCCAAGGAGGTGATGGCCCTGAAGCTCGATCCTGACGACAAGAACTTCCCGAAGATCCTCGGCACCAAGCAGGCCGTTGCGGCCTCGATCTTGACTGCTTCGGTGCGCGTCAACGACGGAGCACTGAAGGCCAAGAACGAGGATCGCATCGCCCAGTTGCTCGAGGAGGTCAGGACCGCGGGCGGATAGGGCGGTCGTCCTTGCCGACCCCCCGTATTTCGTAAGCGATCAGGAACAGGATGCAGCATCCTGCGTGCCAGAGATGGCTGTATCCGGTCTCCTCATCGAGGGTGTCGCCCTCCCACCAGGCCATCGTATGGCGGAGCAGAGCGCCGTAGCAACGGCTCCACGCCATCCCTTCTTCCCAGTTGCGGTCAGCGTACTTCTTCGCCCCGAACGCGAGCACCTTGACGATAGCGCGAATCGCATCGGTCGGGAGGAGGTGCCACGGGTCTTTTCCGTGGTCAGCCTTCCGGCCACCGGGCACTTCTCTGGCGGTGGGGGATGCGGCTTCCTGCCTGCACTGCGCGTTCATCGGGCACACCTCGCAATGGTGCATCGTGGCGTAGGCATTGGTGCCAAAGCAGGGGGGATTCATTCTACTTCTCCTATGGTTGATCGTTGATCGCTAATCATCTTACGATCTTGGTCGGTGAAGACCCAAGCGCTGCCTGACGCCACTGCCCATTCGACGCACCGCTTGAAGGCGTGGGAGATTGCGCTCGGCTCCGAGCCGCTCATGGCCCGTTCCGCAAAGGCAGTGCGGAGCATCCCCCATTCGACCGGGGCATCCTTCGCCAGCTTGTTGTTCTTCCTCGCGAAGTCGAAGCTCTCCGCGAACACTTCGGAGTATTTCGGAGTCTTCCCCACGGGTGCTGGCTTCGCGTCTGTCCCCATCGAGATCGTGCAGGTCGAAACCTCCCTGCTCTTGTCGTCAAGGCCGAGAACGTGGCGCTGCAAGGTGAAGCTGCCCCACTTGCCGGTGGGCGCGTCGCGGCCCTTGGTGCATTCAACATACCGCACGGGGTTTGCGTCGGTGTGAAAGATCTCGAACACTGTGTCGAAGCCAGCGTGGAGCGCGGAGCCCCCGCGTGCGCCGGTCCCGTTCTTCGGTGGGTGGTGGGTGACGACGACAAGGCAGTCCAGCCGCGCGGAGATCTGCTCGAGGGCCTTTACGGCCTTGGCGCAGTCAGTGTTGCTGTTCTCATCTGCCAAGAGGCCGACAGAGGCCAGCGTGTCGATAACGATCATCCCGAGGCGCTTGCCATACTTCTCCTTGAGATCTTTCGCCTTGGCGACGATGTCCTCGATCGCTTCCCGCAGCGCAGTGGAGTCGCCGAGGGTCGAGACAGACACCGCGGAGACTGGGATCTTACCGCCGAGAACCCGCAGACGGTTCGGCATACCGCCGACGCCTTCGCCAGAGAGGATGATCGCCGCGCATTCCTCGTCAGGCTTCACCCCGAAGAACTCTTCGCCCTTGGCAAGGCAAGCCGCAAGGCGAGCGGTCAGAAAGGTCTTGCCTGCACCAGAGGGGGCGACAAGCAAAGCCGTTCCCACCCGAGGGAGCCGTTCATAAAATAGCCATTGCTGGTTCAGATTGATCGGGTCGCCAGCGTCGATCCACTTGCTACGCTTGCGCGGCGGCTCAGGGGGCATCTCGACTCCCGCAAACTCTATGGCGGGAGAGGCAGAGCCCGCCGGGTTCTGCGCGTACTGGTAGGCGTTCGTTACTTTCGCCTGAAGCTCTTCGAGGCTCCACGGCGGGGCGCAGCGGTCGTTCCAGAAGTCGAGCAGCATATCAAGCGCCGCCGTTGCCGAGAGGCCATAGTCCCGCAGCTTGCAGGCGACGCCGTAGGCGGTGTGGTCCCCGCCGTCCCCCTCGAGGGATAAGGGCGCGGAGTAGATAAGCCAATGTTTGGCGATCGCGTAAGCGGCCTCGGTGTCCTCCTCGATCACGACCAAGGGCTGCTCTACCTTCTCTTTGGTCTCGTACAGACGCGACACGATCTCTTCAGGGATCTCGAGCAGCGCGGTGTCGTTCTCCAAAACGTATTCGCCCTGCTCAGTCACCGAGCCCGGTGCGATCACATAGCCGTTGTGCGAGCGCGTATCCAGACCCGCGCCCAGCTTCCCGGCGGTGTTGTCGGTGTTCTTCTTTGAGAAGTAGTAGTAGTGCCAGCCGCCTGATGGCGTCCGCACCGTGAGAGTATTGCTGCCGATGTCGAGATCGAAAAAGCTCGCGGCCCCCGGCTTCCCGCCTTTGACGTCTACGTCAATGACGCACAGCCCTTTGCAGTACACCCCGACGTTGTAGAAAGGGTTCTTCTCCCACCACTTTCTGATCTGCTCGGGGTCGATAGTCGAGCGGCGCTGCCAATCCCTGACCGCCGGCACCTTGCCGCCAGCGAGGAGCGGAAAGACGCGGAATCCTCTCGCGGCCCAAGCGAGCGCGTATTCTGTCATGTCGCGCAATTTACTTCTCCACGAAAACGTAGGTTCCCTTGACCGCACCGGGGAGGATCTTCGCCTCGCCCCGCACGTTGTACCGCGACAGGTAGCTCCCAATGGCCATCTGCGTGCGGCGTCTGCCCAGGACGGGCCTGCGCTTGTAGATAAGAAAGTAAATCTCTTCGACAGACGCCATCTGGTGCTCGACCATAAAGTCGTGCAGGCGCTGCATCTTCGGTGCCCCGTCAGGCGGCCTATTTGACATAGCGAAAATCCTCCCACGCGCTTACCGCCACAGGCAAGCCGTCCGCCCAGTCAGGCACAATCGACATAATCTCCGACAGCTCCCCGACGCTGCCCTGCCCGTCAGGCAGCTCGCAGATATTCTCGTCGTGGACTGTCAGCACGAGCGGGTAGCCCGCGTCTTCGAGGCGGAACATACTCTCGACGAGCACGTCCCTCGCGACCGCCTGCACGATGTTCTCGCACTGGAGGCCGCCATAGAGGCGGTTCTCGCCCCACTTCTTAGTGACGCTATCGACGCCCCAGAATTGAACTTGGGGGTGGCTCTTGCGCCCGTCAGAGGGATCTGTCCAGACGATACTTGGCGAGGCGTAGGCCAGCACCCGCATCGAAGGCAGACGGCACCAGAGGAAACCGTGCCGGCACAGGTAAGAAACCTTCCCCCTGAAGACTGGCACCTTGAGCCCCGGTGTCCGCACAGCCTCGATGGCGGCGCTCTGAAGCTCCCACCAGCCGCTTACGATCTCGGGGTGAGCAGAGCGCCACGCGGTCTTCAGCTCCTCCGCGCGGTCATCGGATACGACGACGCCGAGGTTCGCGCCCATCTTCTGGAAGGCGCGGACACCCCCTTGGTAGCCCATAGATAGCTCCATGACCTTGCCGATCTGGCGATGATCCTTGGTGACGTCCTCGATGTCGATGTGGAAAGCCTTGGCGTAAGCGAGCTTGTACAGGTCGGCCCCGATGCCGTTGTCGTAGTCGAAGAAGGCGTTGGTCTTCCACTGCTCCCCCGAGAGCCAAGCGTTCACCCTGCCCTCGATGTTCGCGTAGTCAGCACCAAGGAGGCGGTGCCCTGGCGCGGCGGTTATCATCGAGCGCAAGGCGCGCGAGAGGATCTCCAGCGGGTTTTCCCAGTGCAGCGCGGCGTGCGCGAATGCAGCTTTCGGATCGTCGTTCGCGTGAAGTATCTTGTGCAGTTCGAGAACGTCGTCAGCGGCATCGAGGATGCGAGGGAGGTTCTGCGGCTGGATCAGCCGGCCAGCCCATCGCCCGGTGGACGCGCCGTGGTAGTTCAAGGTTCCGCGCACCCGGCTGTCGGCGCAGACGGAGTTCTCCATCGCGCGGTACTTGGCGACGGACGACTTCGCGGAAGCACGGCGAAGCTCTACGACCTCTCTAGCCTTTTCGTCGTCAAACATATCCGCGCACACCAGCACGTCCTCGATACTGCCCTTGGCAAGCGAGGCAGTGACAACGCCCCGGCTGCCGAGCCACTCGACGATCTTCGCTACCTCTGTGGACTTCTTCACCGCGCCTTCCGTCAGCACCGCCATGCGGGCGTTCGCGGCCTTGACCGCGACTTCCGCCACAGCCTTCGCGCGCCGCACGGCTTCGATGTCGATCTGGACGCCACGGTGATTGATCTTCTGGTCGAGCAGCCACACGCGGCGCTCGGCTCTCGAGAACTTGAGCAGCACGCGGTCGGCTTCCGACTCGGCGTAAACGTCTTGCTCGCAGTAGTCGCCCAGGCGGCGCAGACGCTCCTCGTCTTCCCACCAGTCGATGCTGCCGTCGGGGTGAATCTTGCGGGGCTTGCACATTCTGAGCATCAAGCGGTGCCCCTCGGCGTCCTTCTGCGACTTCAGGCCCAATGCCCTGCCAGCCGCGTCAAGGCTCTGAGGAAGCGCCAGAACCGCCGCACGGGCCATTGTGCAATCCGTCTGCTCGATCGGGAGGAGCGGGAAGCCGCGCGCGGGGGCGATCAGCTTGTTCCAGCACTCTCGGTCAAACGCGATGTTATGGCCGATGACGATGCCCCCAGACCGAATGTGCTCGGCGAGGAGACCCAACTCCCCTTCGCCGAGCACAAGGCCGTCGCCCACTCTGAACCGCACGACGATACACTCTGTCGTAGGATCCTCGAAGTAACGGTATAGCCCTGCGGACTTTAGGTCACAGGTCGATCGCGTCTCAACGTCTAAGTGGGCAGCAACTTTCATCAGTCGAACAGCCCGCCAGCATCAACGTCGCTGTCGATGTCGAGGCTCACGCCAGCGAAGGCGTCGGCAATGCTCTCGCCGCCACCGCCGAGGTTCTTGTCATCGGCGACAAGCATCACAGACTGAAGGCCAAAGGACGTGCCTTTTTTCACTCCCTTGTCGTAGGTGTACGGGCGCAGCGTGCACACCGCCCAGACGCCGGGGTAGACCCGGCTGCTGTCGGTGACAACAACGCCATTCGCATCAACAACAACCGGCTGGCGGTCAGAGGTAGGGGAGAGAAAGACCCCGCCCTCGTTGTATCCGTCGTAGCGCAGCATATCAGCCTGATCCTTGAACGGGGACTTCAGCTTCGGGCCTTTAGGTGTGCCAGCGTCGGCCCACTTGGCCTTCGTGACCTTGCCCGCTTCCTCCTTCAGAATGCTGATGTCAGCACCCACGGGGAAAACAAGGTTCGCGCCGTACTTGCCCTCGAGGTTCGGCGGCACAGGCTTCGAGCGACTGAACAGGTTGGGAAAGCTCAGGCGCACAGGGCTGGTGCGGAGATTGCCGTTCGGGAGCACAGTGCATGGCACTTTCGCTTGTGCGTTCGCAATCCACTCAGGGCTCTTGTTTGAGGTAGCATCGGCCATCATTAGTTCCTTAGTCACCGAGCTGAACAGAGCCGAACTCTGCCGCGACAGGCGAAATGCCCGCTCGTTTGTCGCTCGAGGGGGCCGTTGTCAGCCCCGACGATTCCTTGATTGTAAAGCGAAGGGTGAGATCCCTCTCCGCCTGGGCGTACTGCTCCTTGGGGATGTAGCTCTTGAGCAGACGCTTGGCCTCGGTGATCCCCACCAACTTGCGCGGCTGGGTCAGCTCGTCGGGGATACCATATGTGAGATCGAGATATGCAGAGACCTCATCCTCATGGGAAACCCACTTGCGACGGGCGACTTTCTCGACAACTTTGAAGCCGGGGACTTCGACACCAGAAAGAAGAAGCTGGTCCACTCGTTCCCGAATTGCCCCGATCCACGGTGAAAGGTTATCGTATGCTTCGAGGACGCGGGCGAGCTTAGCAGTGTCGTCCATTCGCACAGTCGCAGAAAGATCTGACGCCTCAAGATCCTCAAACGCAACTCCCTTATAATCATCGAGGCATTCCTTCACAAAAGCGTCTGCCCGTGCAGTGCAGATAGTGGCAGCGGGGCAAAAGCGGCAGTGATCGCCAGCGACAAGAGGCGCGTTATCAGTTTTGCAAAGCGCGATCGCACTATTCAACTCCTCTGGAAAGTCGATCACCTCGTACATCGGGAGCGACCAACGCTTGATGCCGTCGTTGTCTCCGGCGTTGTGCGCGCGGGGCTGTACGATCACCAGCTCGATCTCAGCGACCTCCCACTCAGGGTGAGACTGGCTCGCGCCGAGAGCGTAGAACTTGAGCTGGACGTTGTCCTCCGCATCGACAAGGATGCCCGCGCCGTGCTTGTAGTCGAAGATCGTCAGCTTGCCGGTGCCGTGGTTGAACACCAGGGCGTCGTTGGTCCCGAACACTTCGCCATCTGGCGCGGCTGGAACAGAGATCTTGAACCGCTGCTCGACTTCCATGTCGCAGGACTGGGCGACTTCCCCCCAAACCGCGTTGAGGTAGACGTTCACCGCATCGACCATGTCTCGGGGGTGCTCGTCGCCCAGAAATCGGTCTGCAGACGTGAGGCCGCTTTCCAAGCAACGCTCGGCAAGGGCGTGGGCCTTGGTCCCCTCCTCTGCATAAACAGAGGAGGGGACCAAGG